ATTCTTGTAAACGATGCGCCCCCCATAGAAATATTCAACGTAGAGAACGCCCGTCCGATAGATTGCACTAGGGTATTTATGGCGGTTCTCACTCGCCCACAGAATGTTTCAAAGCGGGAGAGCGCAGTATTCAGCATGGTCCCAACGCCAGACGCTACAGAGCTTGAATTCAGCCCGCTAGAAAACTCAGAGGACAACTTAGCTCCAAGGGCTTTGAATCTAGTCCCAGCAGCCGTTTCCATAGCCCGTAGAATACTATCAATTAGCTTTTTCCCCTCATTAACAGCAGCAGAAGAGTTGGCGGTTATCCCGTTTCCAATCGCTGTTGGAATGGTTTTAGAAAAAGTGCTGTATTTGCTCGCTGAGGTTCCCCCAGCAGCTTGTACAAATGTGGTGTACATATTTGTTCCAAGGAGCGTAACTTTATTTACAGCATTTGGCATTGACGCATTTACTCCATCACCGATAGAGGCGCCAATTCTTTTCCCGATTTCCACAAATTTTGGGGGAACTGTATTAAAGTAGCTGTCAAACGTATTTACGACACGCTGTGCCGACGCCTGAATAATAGGCTGGGATTCCTCCATCCCTTTCCCGACTCCGGCTACGATGTTTTGCCCCCATGGGACTGCAACCCCAGCAGGGCTGTGCATGTCAAAAGCGTCTCCCATGGCATTCTCAACATTTGTGAAAGCGCTATACGCCCCTGTCTTGATGGCGCCAGTGTCAATTCCTAACCCCTCGGCAATTCCATCCAGCACGTTTATACCTGATTCAAGACCGTGTTCCCTGGCCATTGTGTCAAAACCTGACCTAGCCCACATAGAAGCAAGCGCAATATAAACGCTGTCATCACTTTCTCCTGCTTCCCGCAAACTTTCTCCGTAGCGAGTCATAAGCGTTGTGGCGGCATCCTGAGCTTTGGCCAACAGCGCATCTCGCTGATACACAAAGCTTTGATCCAGAAATTGCATGACTTGCGCTTGTTCTTCTTCGGATAGTCCAAGAGTGGAGATAATGGATTTTAATTCTTTGTACGTCCCTTCTAGCTCAGTCATGGCGGTGCCTGTTGCGGCATTGATATCGCCCATAGCTTTTATTACGCTTTCGCGACCACCGCTTAAATCCATGGTATTAACTGCTGCGGTAAGACGATCCACTTCTGCTACGCCCTGCCCAGAGCTTTGACCAATGGTGGTGAAAAGGCCTTGCAGCTCAATAGCTAAGTCGCCAGTCATTTGCAACGTGCCATTCTTCAACCCTTCGGCTATAACATCAATCCTGTCGTAAGCAGCTTGGACCTCTTCAACTCCCTTTGATCTGAGCATCCCCATGACTTGCAACATTGCTTCTGCGGACGCACCAGCTTCTTCACCAGCTTGCGCCCATCCAGCTATCAGGAACATGTCTATTGCGTCCCAGGTTTGGTTCAAATATGTGACCGAATCTTCTTTGAGCTTTTGAGCATTTGAAATCATGCTATCGATTTCTTCCTCGGTGGCGTCACCGGCTATAATCCACTTGGATGCAAGATAATCAAGCTCAACGGAAGAGGAATTAATAGACTCGCCTAGTGCCTTTAACGATGAAATTCGTTCATTTATCTGTTGCGTGTACTCCACAGACTGGTTAATATCTTGAATGACTGCATTTGTATAACGGTTGAGTGACTCAGCCGCCGCCCCAGTTAGGGTGTTGTTCTGAATGTATGCTGCCATAAGGCCACCAAGAGCGCCGACTAGAAGACCCACTGCCGCAGTAGCGACGCCTACTTGCCATCCAAATACACTCCCAAGAACCAACGCAGTGCCGCCAGCGGAAACACCGATATTCACAAGGGCTTGGTCAAGAGGCATTGTTCCAGTAGCCAGCCCTTTGACCGCATCGTAGGTTGTCATAGCAGTAATAGCAAACCCAGCTAAAACTCCCGTTGTTTTTGCAATGCCAGACCCAAGAACGCCAATTTCGGAACTAGCATGGCTGGATGCAAGCTTTAACTTTTCGGTGATGCCATTCCCATTCTTTAAACCGTAGTAGAATGCAGTAGCAACATTTTTTGCCCCTTTAAACACGGTACTGATTCCCTTTACGACCGGTGAAACCAGCTTTAGCTTGGATATCCACTTGGCAATTTTCGACACTGCCAATACGATAGCGATATTTTTAATAACAGGCCATAAATATTTGATCAAACTTACGATTGGCTTTAACACCGTTCCCAGTCGTTTAAACAACCCAACGATATCCGAAAGAATTTTTTTGACCTTATCGTTAATCGCATCACCTAGGAAATCGTAATCATATTGCCCCAGGTCAAAGTCAAATCCGCCACCACCGCCACCGATGCTAGCGCCACCACCGCCGCCTCCACCAGTAGGAGAAGATAGTACATTCAACTCATCAAACCCTAATAGCGAACGCTTTAACTTTTGGGCCGAGCCACTTGCGTTATCCAATCCATCCGCGATTTCAGCCGCCCCTGCCCCGACGCTTTCAATGCCCGAATAGTCTATAGACGGCAAACTGAATCCCAAAAGGGATGCAATAGAAGACGCCAGTAACCGGATGGCCTGTGCGGCTGCAATAGCATATGGAAGCACCAGATTTAGGAATGGAATAAAAATATTACCAAGCGCCCGAGCTGTCTGCGTAATCTGGGCTTGGAGAATACGCAACTGGTTTGCAGGAGCTTGTAGAGTTCTCGCCATGTCCCCCTGAGCAGTCGTAACCTGTGTCATAATGGCTACATATCTCAGCTGGGCCTTTTCTGCCTGTGTCATACTAGCCACAGACTGGTCAATTCCGAGCGATAAAGCTACCGCTTCCAGCCTTGCCTGGGACAAATCATATCCAAGCCGACGCAAAGGCTCCAACTCGCCGGACAGACCGGATTGGAGTTTTTGCATTGCGTCTTCGTATGAAATATTGAAAAACGAAGAAATATCATATCCAAGTTGAGTCAGGGTACGGCTCATCTGTGCCGCACGATCTGTAGCAACGCCAAATCCGCTCGCAAGGGTCATAAAGATACCTTGGTTGCGCATCCATTCGCTTGGATCAATGCCCATGATATCGCTTACTTGGTTAGCATATTCCTGCGCCTCTGCGGCGTACTCCCCCATTGCAACGGTAAACAAGTTTAGATTTTCAACGTACTTATTGCTTTCAGTAATCCAGTCGGATATGACGTTGGAAACTCGGTAGAGAATCGACGCATAAATTCCAAACTTGGCCGTAGCGCTAGATATTCCAGTACCTAGTACGCCATAACTTTTCCCAAGCCTGTTGTTTGACGCGGAAAGGCTCGCGCTTCCATTAACAATTTTCTGTATCCGAGACGGCAACACGTAAAACCCATTGGCAACTTTCTGCATTTCGGTTGCCAATGGTTGCATGTATTTTGTCAACAGCTTTATTTGAACCCCAAACTTTGCAAGCTGTTGGCTATTTAAACTTTTAATGATTTCGGGGAGTTTCCTGAGTGCCGTTATAGAAGAGGTAAACCCAGCTGCCTTTTCCACGCCAGCCAAGCTATTAAGTGCTGGCACGAGTTGTTTTAACTTCCCTATCGAGCTATTCTGTATGCTATTTGCAGCGCTAGAAAGGGCATTCAACTGCCTGGATACGGCATTAAGGTTAGCTCCGCCCTTGGCTACAGTTTTCAACCTAGCTAAAGCGTTCTCAAGCTTATTGATGTTGCTTGCCGCGCTTCCAGACGTGGATTGGATTTGTATTTCTAAGCTGTCAATCGTGACATCAGCCAAGGCTTGTGCCCTCCCTTCGATAAGGCACTTGGCACTAAGCACTCGGCACTAATTTTTATAAAAAATAGCCACCTCATATTGAGATGGCTATCTTATGGTCTGGGTGGGAGGGCTCGAACCCCCGGCCCTACGCGCCCAAAGCGTATGCGCTACCTGCTGCGCTACACCCAGGTATTAGATATTGTCCTCTATATAACCTTTAATATAGGATAGGGCATCAAGCAAATCCTGAATGAGTTTTTCACTTTCATCGAATTCCAAGTAGTCATATTTTTCAATCGGAAATGGATCAATAATGGAGATTTTTCCGTCTTCTGATGAATATATACCTATGTCCTCACCGCTGACAATCATTGTTTTTCCGTTGAATTTTTCTATCAACTGTGCCGCGATTCCAGTACACAAAGGCTCCATATGAGGGATGCTCTCATCAAACGTTAACAACGAGAATACAGTTTTGTCGGCAGTTATATTGTACATGGCTCGATTCCCTGTCGGCGTATCCCCACCAGAGAAGCTATCGTTAATATCCGCATTCCTTTCTAAAAGAGTCAGGGTCTCAGTGCCATTATCGATTATCTGCACAACAACCTTGAAATCTCCGAACAGCTTAGTTTCTTCTTTAATTACTTTCGCGGGTTTAACTTCCGGGCTTGTCGTTGCCTCCGATAGGGCTTGGTTGGTTTGTCCACCACAGCCACACATTAAAGCAATCAAGACGACAATGAACAAGATTTCCAACTTTTTCATTATATCACCATCCATTCACATTCCATTATATGGATGTGCGAGGGTAAAGTCAATGAATGGGCCATCTCAATATGAAGTTTTCAAGGTTCAAATGTTTTTGCAAGGTTATTGAAAAAGGCAATCGTTTTTTTTCGTTCTTCTTCCGCCTTTTGCGCAAGCTCTTCTTCCGTATAAGGGATTAGCCGTATTGGCTCCTCTAGGTATTTGTTTACCTTGTGTCTCTTTCCATCCAGGTGGAAATTGCTAAGGGCTGTGGAATACGCTATGAAGTTATAATACCCCTGCAAGTACATTTCGTTGCTTTTGCGTTGCCGCTCAAAATCGTTGGCTTGTAGGTATGATTCCACCAGCCATGGGTCTTCTTTCCAAAACTGGTGGAAACTCATACCAATCGATAAAAAGTAAGGGAATGCCGAATAGAAACTCTTTGTGAAATCCCCGACGGTGTATGGCTTTACAGTTCCACCGTCACCTTGGAGTTTTTTCTTCCGCCATCATCCAGGATAAGCAGACTTTCCACGGGCTGGTTATATAGCTGTACCAGTCGCTCGATCTCTGCCGTAGTCAATCCCTGCATCTCCCCCAATATTGCGTCAGTCTGCCCCCTGGAAACACTCTTATGGTTCTTCCTAAACGCATAATAGAACAAAGCAGGAATATTGGTGTTGGGGTATTTCGTAAGCTCGGAAACGTCAAAACCACGATTTTCTGCAAATCGAACACTATCCCGATCAAACTCCAACACATATACATTGCCATCTTCCGCAGTGATTCGCATGGGAGAGAGCTTGTTTTCGTTTTTAGCCATTATTTTTCTCCTTCTATAGTACTAGACTTAATCGATCCATCCGAAGGGAGGCATCAATGCTATCATTCGAGAAATCAATTGCCAGCGGTGGGCTTGGTGTCCCATCCGTGAATGCTACTTGGGGTAATGTATCCATCAATCTCCAGCACGCTGTCTGTTTCAATGCCGGACAAGCCAAGCGGAGATGGCATCCCACTCAGATAAAACGCTTTGGTCAGCCCCGGAATTACGATTGCAAACCAGGTGGACAAACCAGTTGTGGTCCCAGTACTAGCCGCTTCCACCATCGCGGCCCATTCAGTTTGGAACGCTTCGGTGTTGTTTGCGGTAAAGGCCAAGGCGCCACCAGGGTCGCGCAGTCCTGGGATATAGGTTTTCCATTCAGTTTCATCTAGAGTAGTAGTTTCCAAACTAGATGGTTCCGGGTTAATATCGGGAATTGCCTTAATGCCGGTAAGTTTCTTGTACCCGGTTGTTGGTCGAGTTCCAGCAGTTTTCTCTACTGCATATTGCACCGAAACGCCAGCAGTGCTCAGGTCGATTCTTGGCATAATATATACCTCCTAATTGTTTAGTTGTGTTATTTGCGATATATTCGCACTAGGAAATTTCCGTTATCGTCGGATTCTTGCACAGCGGTTCCACGATAACGCGCCTTCATTCTGAAAATTCGCTGATCCGCATTTTTAATAGGATTGCAAAAGACTTGTTCCCACGCACCAAAGCTCATGAGCGCGTTTTCAACAAGACTCATAATCTTTTTGCACTCCTGCTTTGCTCCGCTAGTTAAATTACTGAAAATATCAACATCTACTACGATGCGTTTTGAATCTAGCCCAACATATCCAGAAAAATATGCGTCGGAAATGTACAGGATCAGGGCAGGAAATTGCGCCGGAGCTTCCGTTAGCTCACTGTATCGAACACCGTTTGGATATGAAGCAGAAAATGCCTTTGCTACTTGTGCAAAAATACTGGATTCAATATCAACCAACGGCGAACACCTCTTTTGCTATTTCAAGAACCATTTGTCCCAATTCCTTCCCTGTTTCGTACATAACAGGGTTTGGAGGGTTTCCATATGTGTGGCCACCACCATGATCTCTGGGAATCCACCATCCAGAAGGATCATCCCAGTGCCCTTTCCCATCCGGATATGTCCCTGGGCCCATTCCATGTTCTTTGGCTTCTGGATGCCCGTACCCATAAGTAGCACCAGTTCCAAACTCAACGAAAAAAACGCTCTCGCCATTAGCCACAATCGAATATCCATTTGAGGTTTTTTCTACGGTTACAGCAATGTCCTTATCGCCAGAATAAATCGCACGAGCATATCCAATGGACACTTTGGTCGCTCCAATTGCGGCTAGGCGCTCACAAAGTTCGTCTGTTTTTTTCGACACCCATTCTTTATAGGCTCGCAATTCCTTGATTGCAGAATTAATGGATTGCTCACTCAAATTAAGTGATATTACCCTGCGTGCCATTGGTTACCTCGACTTGTTTAACAGCAAAAACAAGGCTGTTCTTCCATGGGGACCTGCGCTTAACATAATGAGTGTATGGCCCCGAGGTAGGGGCATTATCTAGCCACAGAACCGTTTGTTCATCGATAGGGCAAGAGATATCCGCAGTTGCCAAGGCCCGATCGTAGTCAAGTAGTGTTCCAAACATTTCGAGGGCGGCGTCTCCCTTATTAGGGGATACCACCATTTGAGCCGATTGTAGTGGGCCATAGTTATCGCTTACTGATCCGGTTGGATTACCATATTCGTCAATGATTTCGGTTTGTCCCAGATACACCTTGTACCATACCTTTGATGTGTTGCGCTGGAGGTTTTGCATTAAATAACCCCCACGTATGGAACGAGCGTGGCGAAAATATCCTCATCGTCTACACTTCCATAAGTCCGACTGATCCCATTTTCGGAGTGGGAAATTTCCCCTTCGCCACCAATGCGAGCAATCATTCGTACCGTTAATTGCACTTGAACCCAGTCGTACTGTGGAGGAAATTCTCCCGGCGCACCTCCAAATGGATATACTCGATTCAAAATACGGTCAGCGGCAAGGGCCAAATATGACAAAATCGTTTCCTCATCAACGGACATGTCAGAAATCATCTGTTGCACCACTTGAATCTTTTGTTCTTCTGTCATATTTGCACCCCTCCTTTAACCTTACTTTTTGGGCTTTTCTACTACGGGTGCCCCACCTTTACTGGACAATTTTTTCCCATTGTTTTTGACAACCAGACCGATGAACTTCATTAATCTCCCTCCGCCGGAGCTAGCACCCCAGCCGATACTAGAGCGTCAATCAATGCATCGAATTCCGCTTTCGTAGGCGCGGTACTTGCCGCGTATGCTACACTAGGGCCCTGCAAATCACCGTTGGTATATGCAAAAGTTCTAGGTTCAGCCATTCTTATTACCTCCTATTAGGAATTGGCGGTTGCGGCACGATGTAGATAAATGCCAGCAACCTTGTTGTTCTCCACAAAGCAATCGTGATAAATACGATAGTCAAACTTCCAAGCATTCGCAGCCTGGTTTACCTGGGGAGAAAAAATTCGGGGAACAACATGCTTGGCCACCTGTAGCACCGCAGAAGGATGAATGATCATAAAATTGATCGGATAGGACGTGCCGGCCGGGACGGTGTAGCCGCCAGAGGTTTCCCCTGCGGAAGTACCATCGTTAAGCGTAATTGCGGTATTGAATCGACCTTTCGGAACCCGAATAACACGCATACCATCGTAGAAATCCACAGCAGTCTCGATGCCCCGTTCTCCATTCATTACCATGCGGGTAATCTTATCCTTCAACCCCGCATAAGCAGTCTCGGAAATGAAAAGGATTCGCCCTTCCTCGGGGACTTCGTCATCCCCCATTGCCGTTTCAGCGGTCTGAATAAGGCTGGGGACGTCGGTAGTTCCCACGGTGATATCAGCGGGAGTAGCAGAGCTAATACCGGAAATCCCAGCATATTTTGCAAATCTATAGGCATCAATCTCCGGGGTAACCTGAGTACGAATAAACTCGCCAGCCAGGGTGCCAAACGCCATGCCCATGGTCTCATCATTGTCCATTACGTCAACCATAAAGGAACGTCCGCGATCCTGGTCCAGCTTATACGATTCCCAACCACCCGTAATAGAACCGGTCACAAAACCAGCGTTACGAGAATAATCTCCGAGACCATCCATAGAGGTGGTGTACAAATTCACGGTGTCAGCGCCAACAAAACGAACCCGGTCATTAGCGGTGTCCAGAATGGCGGTCTTGGACCCCATTTTATAAACCTCGTCCAAGATGGGCAAAAAGCTTTCCGCATAATTAAAAACATTGTTATAAGGCATGTGTACTCCTTTCTTACAATCCCGCCGACTTACGGAAAGAAGCCACCGCAGCGTTTTCCATGTTGTTTCCGCTTACTGGAGCCCCATCCGTCAAGGTCGGCTGTTTTTTTAGTGATTCGGCCACGACACTCTTTTTTGTGGCCTCGATAAACTTCCCTTGCGTAGCAAAAACAGTGTCGAAGTCACCAGCCTGCAACGCCTTTGCTGCTTTCTCCGCCTCATCGGAGGAGTATCCCAGTTCAAGAAACTTTGCCTGGAACCCACTAATTGCTTTATCTTTGCGTAGAGACTCCAATTCTTTGAGGATCGCCTCCCGCTCTTCGGTCTCCTGTTGTGCCCTAGCTTCATCGTCCGTCATCTTGGCTTTGAGCTGTTTCTTGTACTCCGCCGCCTCGCTATTGGCGCGACTTACCGCGTCTTTTAAACGCTGGATTTCCCCCATGTCCGGGGCTGGAGACTCATATTCAAACCCCTCCAAAGCAGCCAGTTTTTCTTCCAGGGTCATATCCCCGTAGCCCGAGATTTTGCTGGTATCGATCTTCATGTTTCGCCCTCCAATTTGCATTTTTTGGTAGGTGTTCCTTCACCTTTTGCGTTTTTTTACCCGGTTCCCTCCGGGGTATCAGCGGTAAAACCGCATTAGACCTTTTTTTGCGATGCTCCGTGTCCACACTCAGGACAAGCAGCCATCAAGTCCTTTGCCTCGTATTGGATGAATGGCGGGCAAATGATCTGTCCTGCGTCATGCGGTTCAAGAACAAACACACAACCACAAACACTGCATTCAAAGGGTTTTTCGTATAAACACCCATGGGTTTTAATGACCATCCCCGCCTCCGCAAACAAAAAAAGTGCCATTCAATCACAAACGTGACTAAATGGCACTTGGCATAGAGCACTTGGCACTGAATATTTTGTTATTCGATAATATCCATCTTATTTTCTTCTATCTGCTCGGTTTCTTGTTTCACGCCCCAGATCTTATCTATATATTCTTTGCATATCGCAACATCTGCTACAGGGTCACTGGAAACACCGGACTTCGCAAATGCAAGCTCGGGAGAGAACCCAAGGTTTTTAAGATTCATGGCAACCTGGGTCTTTACTAGCATGTTTGCGGTCTCATTCCGAGCAAACTGCAACTCAAACTCGGATAGCTTTATATCTACAATTCCTTTTATCCGAAGAATTTTTGCAAAAATTCTATCAAAGTATTTATTCGCAGACTTAAAAAGATCGACAGTATTTTTCGCATAAGTATCCGCTTGATACCAGCCATCCCTATAAAGCACTGCCGCCCCCGTGTCGCTGGTTGACGACCCTCCCTTTGTGGTGGATGGCATACCGCAAATAGATAAAACCTGTTGATATAAATAGTCTATGAAGACTTGGGTCTGGGTTTGGTCAAGCTGTTCGGCTAATATTTTAAGATCAGCCTTGTCTTGCCCAACGGATTTAAGGAAAATTGCGCCCGCCTCTCGAATGTACTGGGGCGTAATTTGATTCCCGTCTGGATCATCACCTAATTGACAGTTGTAAAAAATCATGAGACTTTGAATAAACTGCTCGATTCCATCTAGGCGATTGCTCTCAATTGCGTTTATCGAGTCGAGCAAAGGGGTGACTACTTCAAATGCGCCCATTCTGTTGTTCTCGTACTGATATTCAATAATAGGGATTTCCCCGAGCACATTAGGTGCTTCTTCTATCACTTCATAAGCAGTTCCAATAATAGGGTCTCCTGTAATTACTAGACCCGTTGTGCCACCCTTTACTTTGAAATACCGTTCTCGGGTATATACGTCAAATATCAATTCTGACGCAACATTGGATTCTCCCGAGATAACCATATTTACGCCCATTATAGGCTCATTCCCAGGCCTCCGACTGTATACAGTAAAGGCAGAGCGAGGATCAATAGCATATGCCCGAACAGGGCACTCCGGATCATCATATGGCTCCACGAAAAGAGTGCCGATCCCAACGGTATGAAACCAATCTGTAACCTCGTTGTCCGCAATTTGCTTCCCTGACAGATAAAGCATTTCATTCAGAACTTTTATCCGCTCATTTGCGTCCTTTGCGTCTTTTCGCGCCACGTAGAAAGCCGGTTTTGTCAAAAAATACCCATTCTTAAATGCCACAATTTCTGCGGCGTGGTTTTCAGTAATACGGTTATTGATCTCCGGGCGCACTGTTTTTTTGCGATTAAGGATAGGCTGTAGACCTCGGCGATACCAGTACAAATAGTCTTCTTCGAGACAGTTTTCCACATGAATGGGAAGCAACGTGTTTAAAATCTCCACCACGTTTTCCCGAGTTATCTCTTTCGTGGTGCAATAAATTTTTCGGCGACCAACGTTTTCGCCAGAAAATACCATTGAAGACTTGTTTATTGAATCAGATTTAATGCTCGGCGACATGCGTGCCCTCCAACAAAAGAAAAAAGTGCTGATTCCAAAGGATAATCAGCACTTGGCACACGGCACTTGGCACTCCATATTACTTCCCTGCATCGTGTTTTAGCGGGAGATCAATCTTTACATTCTTTTTGCAGCCCTTGCAGTAGGGGTAAATTGTCCCCCTAGCACTGCTTTCTACCTCCATCAGCTTTCTCGTAATCCCGGCCGCCGCACAAACAGGACAAAAGACTTCGATTTTCACGAACATCCTCCTGTATATACGTTTGTAATCATACATTACCACACTTTTGTCCGTTTGTCAAGGATTAATTTGACTTTTTTATTCTAAAATAGTAAAATAAAAAGTTTAAAATATCCTTCTATATACCTGTACTTTCCCTAGTTCAAAAGATTCAATATAATCCACAAGCATAGATATAGCATCGGGGACATCATCGTTTTTATTCTTGCCACTCATGGTATAGCTGCACAAAAAATTCAATGCCTTTCTGTATTCTTTATCGTCTCCGATTACAGATTCGTCTTTGAATAAAAAATGATCCTTTGCAAACCCAGCCGACACAATAATTCTAGTCTCCTTATTCGCGGTTGTATATTTTGTGGTAATTTTTGTTCTCCCTCCGCGTTTTTTTACCTCAGATTGCACCTTCTCCGCGATTTTCCCTCCGGCCGAATTGGATTCAAACCTCGACATGTGGACCGAATGACGCAGCAAGCGATCAACTAGCCGCGCTTCAACGACATCTGGATTACTATTGTCGCACACAAAAGACTCAATATAAAAATCTGTCCCATATTGATAAGCAATCGGCATTACACAATAGTCCGTCCCACGGTCTTTGGTGTCGCAAACGCTTATGATCGCATCTGGCTCTCGGTCCGGCAACTCAAAATACCGTCGCAGCTCCCCGGGAAAGTATAACAACCCCTCTCGCTCGATGGGCTCATTCATGTACAAAGCTTTCCAGCTCGCGTCATCCATGATTTCTCGCTGTTTATGATAAAACTCGGTAGTAAACCCAGCAGATATTTTGTAGTTGAAATTGCTCTCATCGTTTTCGTTCAGCGCTGGTACCGTTATAAACTCGGCTTTCTCGCTTCCGTCATAGGCTTGCTCTAAGCGTCCAATCACATCATGGCAAGACCATCGTGTCGCAATATGAAGTTCCACCGCATCCCCGATCTTTCTCTGGCGTAAATCTGTTGTATACTGCGCCCATAGCAAGTCCAAGCGTTCTTTTGAAAGGGCTTGTTGTAGATCGCTTATGAGGTCATCACAATAAAGCAAGTTCTCTGCACGAACCTTGCCTGCGTTCCCAGAACCTATTGACGAAAATTCTAGGGTGGAAAAACGCCTTGCATTCCTTCTATCTTTTCCAACATCTATCATCATGTCCTGGGCATTCGTTCTTACAACTCTTTTGTCGGGGAATACTTCGTTCCAAACATAATCGCCGTTCTCTTCCATGATACGGAGACATTCATCATACGCCCCACGTAAAAATGCGTTGCTATGTGAACCGGTTAAAATGGGCTTTTCCGGGCTTCTCCCGGCTAGCCATGTGATATAGAATAACGCTAACGTCGTCTTGCCTACCCCAGGCGGAAGAGAAATCGCCAATAACTCTAACTCGCGGTCCGCCAAGCGCTGCAATGCTTTTGAAACAATCCTCAACTGCTTTCTTCGTGGTAAATAGAATTTCTTGTCTGGGTCTCGATTTTTTTCGATATATATGCAATGCGCGTCAAAATCATATGGAGCATCAAATAACAAACTTCGATAGTAAAGGTCTAAATGACGGGAAGATTCCTGCTTTTTGGCTTCCTCTGCGGCAATTCGCCTAACCGTCTTGACCATTTTGTGTGCGGATTCAAATTCTTCTTTTTCCAGCAGTCGCAATACTTCAAAATAATCCGATAACGCGCCAATATCTGTCAAGTCCCTGCTTTCAGCCCGTTTTGCCAGCTCTTTTATGGTCATAAAAAAGTGCCTCCTTTTCCTGGAGGCACTTGGCACACGGCACTTGGCACTTTATATTGTTTTAGTTTTTGTCGCTCAACAAAGGTTCATGCTGGCCTTTTACCCATTGTCCGTTTTTTCCATATTTGTAGAACCCTCGATAAGTCTTTTCGTTGTTCCAAATGGATTGGACAGTGGAAATCACAAATTCCTTGCCCGACCGAGTCTTGTATCCATCATCTCGCCGCCTTTCCTACCAGTCCACTCCCATCAGCATACACCACCACACCAGACGTTGTGACTACCCAAGAATGACGGTCTCCGGCGCAGTTCACATCGTCCACAGTTTCTTTCACCCGAAACCCAATGTCCCGCAAAAACCGCGCTGTCTGCTTGACAGTCTTTGTGTACTCCATCAGCCATCCAACGCGCTCCACTCCATTAGCGTGCTCCGCCCTGTACTGCAACTCGCACTTCAACAAGTAGTTCTGCAACGCGGTTTCGTCTACCATGATGAAACCCCCTTTTTTGTTTTTCGGCGATTTTAGGGGGGCTTCTTTTCTAAACTCCAAATTCACGCCCCCATTGATTGTGCCATCTCCGCAAGCTGCTTTTTAGAAATTTTGAAATTTTCGTCCGTTCTAACCTCTGCTTTTGGAGCAGTATATAGCCACTTATGGACTTCCCTAAATGTTACACTCTTTCTTGGGTGTCTCAAAAATAATGCCTTGCTCACAATATATTCGCCATCAGGCACATAAAATGTTATTTCAACGCCATCTTCTTTAATCCTGCAACCAAACGGGTGTGCGCCCATCTGCTGGATATATGCTTCCATCCAGTAATCGTCCAGCAACTCAAAGTCAAGCCAATGCTGATTTACGGTTTCCTTATTTACCTTCAAATCGAGCCAAGACAAATTCGGCGCTCCTGGATATTTTGTGTGAGAGGTGTTGTATGTTCTTTCTCTGCCGTCAACGCCAAACTCTGAAATCAACTCCGCCTCTTTCTTTCGTGCTGTCGCCTCGTCAAGTCCATCATAAAGAATTTCGTGCGCAACATTTCTCCACCCATAATACAAAATGGCGTTGTACATTTCATCGTTGTACTTGTAACCTGTTCCACCAGCCCATCTATCTTCTGGATTTTGGCTTGTTATCCCTATATAAACCTTTCCATTTGGAAATGTGTGACGGTAGACGCACCAAGTTTTTTCGTCCATTGAAATCCTCCTTGCAATCTTAGGAGGCACATGATACAATCTCTGTATCAGCACCATCCTTTGGTGTTTGACTATCAAGATCGCCGCTTCCTTTTGACCGAGGGCGGCGGTCTTTTTGTTTTTCATACCAATATGTCTTGCTTATTCCGAGCCGTCTACAAGCGGACCTTACTGTTTCTCCTTCCATCAAAACGCAATCCACATTTTTCTCTGGTCGACCAAACTTAACACCTTTTGCTCTTGCAGCCGCTATTCCCTCCATCTGCCTCTGTTTGATATTGACTCTCTCATTCTCCGCCACAAACGAAAGTACCTGCAAGACTATATCACTCAAAAATGTCCCTAACAGGTCTTTCCCCCTACGGGTGTCCAGCAAGGGCATATCCAGCACAACGATGTCAATGCATTTCTCTTTCGTCAATATCCTCCACTGTTCCAAAATTTCATCGTAGTTTCGCCCAAGACGGTCTATGCTCTTGATGTAGAGCAGGTCGTCCTTTTTTAATTTTTCGAGCATTTTTTGATACTCTGGTCTGTCAAAATCCTTCCCACTTTGTTTATCGGCAAACACTTCGTCTACATCCAGACCTTTAATTGCCTCCCACTGCCGGTCAAGGTTCTGCTCTTTTGTGGACACCCGTATATAGGCGCACCTCATTTCTCTCGCTCCCTCCCTTCAATCTCAATCTGCTTATTCGGCCTTGCTCCAACTCTCCTCTTTGGCTGTATCGTAATCTCATACTCCAGTATCTCGCAAATCTGATACAGGGTATCAACAGTGATATTCCCTCGTTTCAACATCTGACTAATTGCGTTCTGCTTTACGCCCAGCTTATCAGCCAGCCACCCTTTGCTCTTCCCCTCTTGGATAAGCAAAGTTTCGATAGCATCTCTTTGTGTCACAGAACTTACACCTCACTTTAAGGTGATTATACGTGATAAAACAAAAAACGTCAAGCCTTTTTTGTTTTAAAAATACGGAGGGAGCTTACCCCCAAGCGCCTACAAAACGCATATCCCCCTCCCCCTTCCTGCGTTTTTCGTTCAAAACATGTCCGAAAAGGTAGGATTAAAAGGACGGGCTATAATGGCGAAAATTCATCATTTATAAGTGAAATATTTTGTTGACATTATCACTTATAAGTGATAGTATATAACCACAGGGGAAGCCCGAGTTCACGAGGCAGGAGGGAAAGGAAATGGAAAGCATGACAATCAGGGAAATAGAACGCTTGATTACATGGCTAGAGCTAGAAGGAAATAGCCATGCAAAAATCATTGAATGCATTAGGTATATAGCCACCACAAAATAAAAGCCGCCAGCGCATGGGGCGCATAGCGGCGAGAAACAAGGAAGACGCGGGGCGAATGGCCTGCCACATCTCGCCCCCATTATATAACGGCAGGGAGATAAACACAAGGGAGAAAGAACAAAATGACAGAACTTAAAAACATGGTAACCAGCATCCGCGACGACTTGAACCGCCTATATGATGCTAACTATACCGACGAAGAACGGGAAGAAATGGAAGAAAACGGCGAAGCCTGCGACCTGTACAGCTACTTTTCTGACGCTCTGGACATTGAATACACCATAGGCGCGAACGGAGGCTTCCGCGGGGCGCGAATCGCCGTCACACTGGGAGGCCCCAACATTTACGTTGATACCCGGCGCGGCTACGTCGAGGGCTTTTGGGGCTCCGATCACTGGGAATCCTGGGTCCCGTCCGAAGTGTGCGACGAAATCAACGCTATTTTCGAAGAATACTACATTGCGGCGCGAGGTTGACTTGGCCGCCCCACAATATGCTATAATAATAAAAAGGAGGGAACGACATGTTTTTAACTCTGGTTATTGTACTCTTGCCGATCATGATTATATACGGATGCGCGAAAAAGGCATAAGATAGCCGCCCGAAAGGGCGGTTATTTTTTTGCCGTTTTGTGGCCCTGTGTAGGCTCACACAGCGCGCCGTTCCCCGTTCCCGTACAGATATACCAGTGCAAATAAAAACGCCTTAGAACTGATTCTAGGGCGTTTTATTGTCACCTTGGGAGAATCCCACACCGGCCAAAATACGGATTATACCAGGCGCACGCGCTCCCCATGCACATGCTAGCCCGCCGGATATCCTCAGGGCGGCGGGGGACATCCCTTGCCATAAGCGCCGCCCTAGCTATAGGGCACACTATATAATCCCTGTCATAGTCGTTTGCTTTGTAGTCATCCATAGTCGCTGCACCTCAATTCATAGTTGTATAATTATACTTAATATTCATCATTTTTGTATAAAAGTCTCCAAAATTCCCGGGGTAGTATGTATAAACGAGTGCATAAACGCAAAAATCGCCCTACTCCACCTCATAGTCGCCGTCCTCAATCGGTACCTCATTAATCCGGCTTTCCAGCTCCTTCTGCGACAACTCTTCGCCCATCGGGTTAGCCGGAGTAACAACAATATCTTGGGAGTCCCTGTATCCAAAGGTGTTTTTGCCCAAAAATATCCCAGATGCAGGATTTACTTTGCCGTTCTGCATATAGTCGTACCATAGTTCTTCCAAAACATTGACCGCCTTTTTGATCAAAGCGGAATGTGTGGAAGATCGACACTCCCCTATCTTCCAAGAACGGATGGTATCCTTATTGACCCCGATCCAATTAGCCATGCCGATCATGTTTGGTTTGCGGTCGTTTTCGATGCAATAAGAGAAATAGTCGTGGATTCTCTGGTTCACCTGATCGGGATCAGAAATATCAATAGGAGGCAGGTCAAGGGAGACCATAGCATGTCTAAGGTATCTAGCATTATCACCGGGGAGGGTATTTTCTTCTCCGAATTTAGCCAAGTCTGGCCTATTTACTTTTTTCTTAGGTTTCTGGCTCAACAGTATCACCTTCCAATATACAGATAACTGCCGTACAGTAGAGAGCTTCATCGTCGTCTATACAGTGCGGGCAGTTTATACAAAACGATATATTATCCATAGGGTTCATAGTGTTGCGGACATATCCCTTCGTTGCCCGTTCAGATACAGTACGGGGTTTTTCTTACTACTAGGTTTAAAGGCCATCGCCTGTCCATAGCCTCCGTAGTTTAGCCCCGCCGCTGTATTAATAAATAGTTTATCCACCATTGAACAGCTTCTAGTCGATTGGCTTACCCGGCAAAAGCTTTCTCTCATCACTAAGGGAAGATGGAGGTGTGCATGTAAATAGATATCAGCGTCTACAACAGAAGCGAGCTGTGCGACTCTATTAGCCTTTGCGCCCTCTGTTCGTCCTCCGCCGGTTCCATGGGTCATGTAAATAGAATAAGTCGTTCTACGCCCCTCTGAGCGCCTTCTGGAGGACTCTCCAAACGACACCCATAGCAATACTCCTTCCGGAGAATACTTGTCTTCTGCGCCAAGCTGGCGTGCCATAACAAGAGATGGGTCTATCCCCTCTTTGTTATACGTCCGCGCCTCGTGATTGCCCCGTGTCATAGCAAGAATTTTGCTCTTTATCGGAGTAAACAAATCAACCGCTCTATCTATTTGCTCCATTGGGGGCAATACTTCGCCGTACACATCGGACACGCTAGTTTTGGTAGCGTTATTCAATATATCTCCGTTTAAAACGCAATAAGCGTCTTCTGTATTCTCTACCCTGGCTATTCTATCTTTTATCAACTTGTAGTCACACTGGGGATCGCCGATATGAAGGTCAGAAAAGATGTGCAGCTCCAGCCTTTCTATGCTTTGGGGCAACTCAATTCTAACTTCCTTCATGTGATTCCTCCTAAAATGTTGGGGGCAGGGAACGTATCCCAGCCCCCCCATAAGCCGACAGTCCGCAGATCAGCCGGTTACTCCCAAAACGCCCCCAAGTGTGCATGTGTTTCCACAGAGGCCTGGGGGAGATGTCCCTTCTACACCGCCAAGCCTCCCACCCCTGGCATATTTCGCGGTGTAAAATACCCCTAACGAAAAAGGAGCACCAAGAATCTCCTTTTTCTCTCCAAATACATACCCCCGGGCCCGTAGGTTGCCGGAGGCGTGGTCACTAAGGAATGGGGCAAGAGAGTGGGCGCTGCACATCCATATTCCGGATAGTCACTCTTATCCCATTACGCCACAATACTATATTACAGGATGCAAACCGCAGTATGCAGGGTTTTTATTTCATCGCTTTCCTGAATCTTCTCCAAGCGTCTCTTGCACTCTCTGCCGTAGCATATCCACAGGTATCTGCCACCTCTTGCCACGTTTTCCCCATGAGAAACCGCTCTCGTGCTAGTGTCCGAGTACCAGAGTCTTGGATACAATCGATCCAGGAGTCGATTGCAATCAGCATATATCCCAGATCATCTACGGCCCTGCATAGCTTGTCCTGCAACTCAGCGATTCTCATAGTGTTGTAATCCACCTTATCAGCCAAATTGCAAGGGATATCCCCAACTGGCGAGGCAATAGCCTCAGCCTGTGAGCGCAGCGCCTCTATATTCTCCTGTAACCTCTTTATCTCCTTCCGCAGCTTGTGCGCCTGGCGGAGGTCCGCATCTGTCATGACTTCACCTCACAAAGAATAGATGGTGGGATTAATGAAAGAAATCAACGGTTTCTTTTAATTATCTATCTAGGACAAGGAGATAATTAAAATTAGTTTGTTTTACCCAATCACAGATCCGTTTTAAGCCTTGTCCATCTTTGCTCCACAACCTCTGCAATATCTGTCTGGTCTTTGAGGAAAATATGTAGCCCCATGGTGGCATTCGGAACAATAGCTCCCAATCTGACCATCTGAAAACTCTATATACTCCTCCCACCGCCCATGGGGTATTAGGCTCTCAGGGTCTATGGTTGGGCAGTTCTCAATTAGCCCGTGTACTTCCGTATAACCTTCTGCAAGGGTATCAAGATGGAGTTCCCCTTGATCAATTAACCTATCTGTGCTGTCATACTCGGTTTGCATTTTTTGCAGTAGCTCATCCGCATCGATTAGCCTCATTGCTCAATCCTCCACCCGGAACCAATACTTTTTCAGCCGTTCCTCTCCTATGGTGTCTATGGCTCTCCTAGCCCTTAGTGTAGAAGCAAAGGTGTATGGATTCCCAATACCATCGCTCTGTGTGCATACAAGAATATGATCTTCGCAAAAGTAATAACTCAGGTCGCACCATGCTCCGTATTCCACCTTCCCATCTGCCATCCTACGGAGCTCAGCGCATACCTTTAGATGCTCTCTGTACCACTCGACTTCTTCTTTCGTGCGGAAACAGTTCCCAACGTCATAACGAAAACAATCAACCTCATCACCATACCAACGCTCTTTCACTATGCAGTCGTCAGAAGTAAGAAAATAGTAGTCATCCCCCTCCTGTGGCCACTCTCTTTCCACAGGCTTTTGCCCCTTCTTCACCAGCTTTAGAAACTGCTCCCGTTCCTCCTGGCTCAGATTCTCAATGTTAATTGTTATAGTAGACATAGCTTAGTCCTCCATAATTTCGACCCATTTTCCATTTTCATATGCTTCAATCTTTACATTTTTTAGCTCATTTTCAACTTGTTGGTTAATTTCCGCTAAAATACCAAGCTTTCTCGCAACTTCAATCCTATGCCACTGCTTGAATTCTTGACGTTCCAGAAGCCGTAAAAATGCTTTTTTCCTGTTCTGAAAGAAGCTTCTCTCCTCTTGGCACTCTGCTACTGCTCCAGAGGCAGGATGGATAATTCGACAAGCAGACATCGTTTTATTCCTTTTCTGTCCTCCTTTACCTGATCCTTTGAAGGGCTGGACTATAAAATCCCCCTTAGACTTTGATAGGGAAAACAATAGTTCTTTTTCCATTGCTTACTCCTCCATAGGTAAATCCCACGCCTGTTGGGCTTTTATCTCATACGGTACGTCATACCCTAGATTCCATGGGTGAATGGGTGGATAGGGCATGATTGTAAGTCTCATATTGGGAAACTTCTCTTGGAAGTCCTGTAAGCACGTTTTGGGTGGATGCATCCTGGCCCATTCCGTGATCTCTTGCTCCAATAAATCCATATCAATATTCTTTAGCTGAAAATATCTTGGACAACTTGTTACTGGACACCCTTTTCTGCCGCATCCTTTATAGGTGGCGCACATCCGTTGCAACTCTTTTAATATGTTCATTTCGTTTCCTCCAATAAATCCGGGTTGTCGTAGATGTTCCCGATTACCTCAGCCCCGGTATCTGGCCGCAAATTAAAACGCCTCCACTTATTGAACAGGTGGTAACCTCCATCTGCATATGCGACTTGAAAAACGTCGTAGTCGCTCCAATTACACCCACCACGCTCTTTTCCATATTTTTTTGTACGGACAATATCTCCATCGAATATCATTTTCCCGTTTTTATCTGCAATCCCCGTGTACGCCCCAAGGGTTGATGGGTCTATTGTATGGCATGATTCGAAAAGTCCCATGTCATTCATAACGTCTATGATCTCTTGCCCCGCGGCATCAACTGTGTAGTATCCAACGACCCATTCACCGTTGTCTTTCCGCTTCCCACGAACCAAATATCTATCATTCATTTCGCTTCCTCCCTCGGTGGCTCTGGCAGCGGCATCCAATGAGTAATCTCGTATGTTTCGCAGTCCTCTATATCCCAATCTGTAAAAGGTTTTTGCGATTCCAGGTTATACCATACTTCTTTGCCGTGATACTTTTCATAGTGGCCAAAGCCTACATATCCGCATTTACAGCGAACAATAACCTTATTGACGATAGATGTTGGCAACCTATCCTTTACACTGATCCATCTACCCATTGTTCTTCTCCTCTCTACTGATTAGCTAGATAAAAGGCTTTTGCAAAACCAGGCGGGGTTATTGCTCGAAACTCGGCATCAGTTTTTATATGCACCCATTTTAATTGTGGAATTAACTGTTGAGCAGACTTGTGCAGATACGCATAATTTGGTTTTTGTCTGCCTTTTCTCGTGTACAGGGGCAATTTATCCGGCACATCCTCCCAATTCTTATATGCCTTGGGAGGCGGAGCAAAGTCGCCCCATATGTCTGTTCTTTTTGTCCATGGATCACCATACTCCCACGGCTGAAAAGTAAGCTTTGGTTTCCCTAGATACTTTCGTAAATATCCAACCGGGTTTTCCAATGCCCACCATTTGGGAGAGCATGTATGTATAATTCTGATACATGCATTTACTATTTCCATCCCTTTTTCTTCACAGCGCTCTCTTGGAGCCGCAGTACAGTTCAAGATAGAAAACTCAGTGCATGGCGGCGCCGCTAATATCCCATACACACCCAATGGCGGAACATAGGTCCGTACGTCATATTCCGGAAGCGTCACAAGCCTGACATCGTATCCAGCTTCTTTATATGGGCGGCTCCACGAGCCTGTCCCCCCGCATAAATCAAGAATAATTTTTCCGTTGTTTTCCATAGGTTCCTCCATCGTCATGGAGGTGGCCGGCCTTTAAAATATTGCCCCCTATGAATTGCTTATCGATTCAATCCTCCAGCATCATTTCCGCTAGATCACAGGCAGCCAAGTATTCCCGCTCATGACGGGTGCCGCTATGGACTTCCCGTACTCTCGCTTTGAAGTCCTCTAGAGAGCTAAACCAACACCCTGCCCGAACAAAGAGGCCCTCGTCTCCTTTGAAAAAATAGGCTTTTCTCTGTTCTGAGCCGATCCGATCAACCGCGACGTATCTCCCGTTTGATATACGCCCTGCTTCAAAGCCGCAACGCTCTCCAAAGCCGCAAAACTCGCCAAAGCTGCACCACTCGCCAAAGCTGCAGCGCCTGCCAAATCTGCAACGCTCGCCAAAGCTGCAGCGCCTGCCAAATCTGCACCACTCGCCAAAGCTGCAATGCTCGCCAAAGCTGCAAACCTCGCCAAAGCTGCACCACTCGCCAAAGCTGCAACGCTCGCCAAAGCTCTTAATCCCGCTATAGTCCCCGGTTGGGAAACGGCGTACCCCGTACTGGTCAGGGGTTATCTGATCTACTTCTTCCTGTGTCCATTTTTTCATTGTATACCTCCAAGGGCCTCTAGCCCCATCTCAATAGCCGCACGCAGCTTTCCCTTTATCCCAACGCCCATCAACCATCCTATCCATCACCATCTGCACGGCCTCGTCCGTCATGGGAGACATACAGAACGGGCAAAATCTATACTTTTGAAACTCATAGGAATGAATCTCGAAACTTTCGCCACAGGAACTACAATAGAACACCGCTGGCCCTTTATTGATATCCTGAACCCATTCACCTTCCATTCTCTCCACCCGCTCCCGGCTGACGGGGCGGAGGGCGGTAAGAAGGGTGTCAACAGTTTCGTCCGTTAGGTCAAAGGCATGCTTTAGCGTTTCTCCATCTGGGAACATCGGTTCATAGCCCTGGTACTGCTTCAATAGCTTAATCGCTTCTTCCAGCGTCATGCTCAATTGCCCTCCCTTGCAAACGCCGTATAATCCGCCCACTGCACAATGTCCATCTTCTGCTGTGGGTACATATCCAAAACCCACACACCATCTCGATACTGGCAGGCATACATAGAATTGGTGTCGTCCTTTTTCCCGTAGTACAGTCCCGGTGTCTTTGGTGGGTCTGTCTTAGCATCGTGCCACAGTTGGTCTTCCCATATCTGGTGACGAAGCGCGGCAATAGCAATCTCAATGGCCTCTGTGTAGTCCAGACCGTCCTCTCGTTCATCCCAATCCATAGACCATTTATAGATTGGGTATTCCAGAAGTTTAAGGGCTTGTTCCCGCGTCATCATGGCTGGGCCTCCTTTTCTTTTCTCAGGCTGTCTTTAATGTAATAGTCCAGCCCCAACTTTTTGCAAAGTGCCTCTGCCTCTCTGCCAAACTCCGCCCAGTTGATGGTGGACGGGTAATAATTTAATTTCCCAATTTTTACCTTGTCCAGAATGTCGGCGCAGTTCTCGATAGCCTCCAGAACTCGGTCAGCGTCAATGACTGGCTCAAAAGAACACCAGGTCTTAATGCCCCTTTCGTGGGCATCCCAGATGTCCGCCCAGCGGTCGCTCGGCATATACGCCCCACCATACTGACCATCGTAGGTTATTCCATACCAGTCTTCGCCGTCCAGCAGGTCAAAGTCCCGGCTCCCGTCCCCTTTAGTGAGGATTTGGACATGGTTGCCGTGCTGCTTTAGGAGTCTGATGATCTCCCGTGTGGCCGTTGTGTCATAGCCAGTGGGGTAAGGATCGCAAGTGAAGCATAGGTGAATTGTCTGTCCGGCGATTTTCTCGCGCTCCAACTGCGCCTTTGTGGCCTCCACAATGCCGTCCCTTGGCCGTATATCGCTGTGGAACTTCTCTCTATCACGGCGCAGGACACTTGGCGCAAAGCAATAATAGCAACGGTGCGGACACCCGGTATAAATGTTCAGTGCATAGTCACCGTATTCTTTTGCCTTTCCTTTCGGCTCATAAATTGGCTTCATTCCATCCCCTCCAGCATCTCCATTTGCAGCCAAAGCCATCCCAATATATATCCCCAACATCAAACTTTTAGGTCATCTATGGACATTTGCCCCTTTAACTGCTCCATTGCTTTCACCTCTCCGTTGGTACACTGTCGGAATACCGAGCTTTTTTCGAGCTCTCCATACCGCCGACTGAGCTACCCCCAATTCCTTTGCCATCCCTGCATCCGTATACCCAAGCGCGGCAAGCTCCCGTACCCTGGCCCGGTCTACTCTTACCCCTGGTACATTTCTGCGGTCAGGGTTACAGGATAGCCCCATGCGGTATCGATGCCGCCTCACCGTCCATACCGAAACCCCGGTCTTTTCAGCGATTTCCTCATCGCATAGTCCATCCTTCCAGTAGTCATATACTTCACCGGATCGGTATGCCTCCATTTTGTTATCCGCTTCTTGTGCCTCTGGCATAGATAGCATCGGTTTTGTTTTCATTACCTCTAATCTGTGGCTGTCATCCAGATATTCAGGGCAGGACACAACGCAATATGGCCCGCTATGTGTTTCCCTGGTTTCCCATCCCTTCACGGGTTCAAGCGCACAACTCCAGGAACAATATCCACATGCCTTAGCGCAACTCCAGCACAGACTGTTTACGTTCGCGTATTTGTTCTCCATCGTTACACCTCAACAATCTCTCTCCCGTACCGTTCATGAAACAGCTTGGCTTTGATTCTGTACTCCTTGGTCCTTACCCCTTTTGCGTCCTCTACACTCCAGGTGCCATCCATGTTCAGTCGCACAAAATCCGCCTTGTACACCACTCCGCCGGGGAGTTCAAACGGCACCTGGTACAGCACTTTAGCGATCTCTCCTGCTTGAACCATCAATTCCAGGTCCGCCGCTCGGTTCGCCTCTCTTTGGCTGTCAAATATCCTACCGCCATATTCCGTTCGCCTATTGTGATACTTGGGAGCAGATTGTTTTTTCCCAGGCAGTTTCCCGGTTTTGCAGTATTCCAGGTATTCTGCCGCCGACATAGTGTCAAGCTGGTTCATCGCGTCCCACCGTCGCCTTTCTCACCGCCTCAAACACTTGAGCAGAGTCCTTCACCGGGGGATAAAACCCGTTTACCATCTTGATATAGCGCATATATCCGTCAAAGCTATGGGCCGACTCGTCCTTTCTCGCCCGGTCCAGCAAATATTTCACACGAATATCCAACTCAAACCTCCTTAAAACGGGGAATCTTCCTCGATGGGACGCAGCCTTGCTTGCACCGGCACCCAACCAAATACCTTTTTGTTGCCCACGCTTGGCACATAATATCGCCGGGAAACCTCGTCAAAGTCCAGTCCAATCTTCGCTCCCGCTCCATACCATCGGTTTTTTAGGACGCTTAACACCGCGTCACAGCCCACGCGCCCCTGGTCTTCTACGTCGACTCGCTCCAGGGAGAACACATTGCTTGCCCTGTTGGTAATATCAGCGGTTCCAGCCACGTCATCGTTTTTCAAACCGCCGTCGTTCTTTCTGGGATGCGCCACCAGATGAACATGGACGTTGTAACGGTTGGCGAACTCAACCAATCGACCCACAAACTCCGATTGTGCCCTGTAATACCCGTTTTCGCTTTTGAAGGCGTACCGCGCGGTCATGAGGTTGTCCACCAAAAACACCTGGCAGCCATATCGTTTCGCCGCCAGCTCAAAGGCGTTTAGGATGCTATCCTCCTCTCCGCTCTCCGAGATGGTGTTGTCGTAAATCCACACCCTTCCGCGGTACCATTCCCGAATCTGATAAGCGGTGGGCTTTGGCACATAGTTGATGGTCTTTCCGCTGGAGTCCAGAAAGCTTTTGATGTAATCTGAACCCGCTATCTGAAGATGAAACCAGTGCTGAAACCGATCCGCGCGAAGCTCACCAGAATAAATGCATACCCTGATCCCAGCATCCACGGATTCCGCGCATATCTGGGATAGCAGCGTTGACTTGCCCTCTCCACGGCGTCCTGTCCATACCGACAAATCACCAAAGAGAAACCCGCCAATGGCCTTGTCAAGCTCCTTGATCCCGCTCAACGCCTTTGGCATTTTCGCCATGTCCATGGGCTCAACGTCCGCTAGTTGAATCAATCCATAGGGCGGGACTTCTCTCGCCGTGAGATATGCCTCTAAAACGGCGGTTTTTCCCTGTGTGCACAGCAGCTCATTGGCGTCTTTACATTCGTGCTCCACAATATGGATGGCGTGGTGGTTCAGCCGCAGCGCTAGGGCTTCCACCATCTTTTTCCCGGGGGTGTCGTTGTCCCCGTACAGGTAAATGTCATCGTACAGCTCCAGAAACTCCCAACAGGTATCCAACCAGGTAAGGTCTTCAGACCCAGATGGAACAGAAACGCAATTTGGGATTCCAGACTCATGCCCGCTCATGGCGTCAATTTCACCCTCAAAGATCGCCAGTGGTTGGCTGGGGTCGCATAGATGCATCCCAAACAGAATGGGCATTGTCCCTTTCTCCCGCCAGGACTTCCGCTCCCCTGTCTTCACCTCTCCTACGGGCCGGAATTTTAGGAAAACCAGCTCCTCCTTCTCATCCAAGAATGGAAACGCTACATTCCCGTTTTCGTCGGCGCATACCCGGTAAGAATCCTGGGTGGCCGCAGAAATTCCACGGCTCTCTAAATACGATTTCACGGCATCCGGCGCCTTTTGCAGCTTGGTCTTGGGCCGCGTATATTCCTTCTGCTCCGATACCCCAAAGTCCCGGCACAGGTCCGCAAACCGCCCCTGCTTTCCACAGGAGCCCCGCTTGCAGTTAAACGTCAGATTTCGGGTATTCAGCGCAAAAGTGTGCTTGTCTTTCCGCTCTCCGCCTTTGCAGTAGGGGCAGTAGGTTGGGATAATCTCATCCCCTTTTACGCTGTATGGCGCTAGATATATCCGCGCGAATTCGTTAGCGTCCACTACAAAACAACCCCTTCGTATCTGTCATCTTCGTATCCTGCTTTGCTTTTCGCCTTGTTCTCATAGGTCCCTTCCAAGGTTTTGATCCAGTTGGCTTCCTTCAACAGCCAGTCGAACCCACATCCAGCCCAGGCACCATTTCTGCCTGTTAAGAAATCGCTTGCCTCCGCCAGCTTAAACACTTCCGCAAAGCTTTCCATGGTTTCTCCGGCGTTAAATCTTGCCCGTATTGCTTTCTTCCGCTTCTCGCTAACGGTTCTTACCCGTGGCAACGATGGACACAGGCTGTGGAACAGATCAACAACTTTCTGGTAGTCTATTCGACTGAGCGAACCTGTTTCGCGATATATATCTTTCTCTTCTTTTCTTTTCTCTTCTATTAGGAGCGAGCGTTCGTCGAGCCCTCGACGAGCATTCGACGAATCATGCGGGATACCCTCAAACTCGCCATTTTCAGGGGAGTCTGTTGCTTCTACGAGAGGATTTTCTAGTTCTGCGGAAGATGGTGGAGGAGGCAATATACTCTTTGTGGGCCTATCGACTTTCTGCCATTTATTCCAGTTAAGAAACGCATAGTACATACTATGGGCTCTCTCATACAGCACTACGGACGTATAACGGCTTATCTCCGATAAGGCTTTATTGATATCGGCAGTGCGCATATTGTCATACGGAAATATGGTTGATTTTAGATAGTTCGGGTTGGCCCTTCCTCGTCCTTCATCATCGGCGTTTGAAATCATCCCGATAAACAGATATCTGGCGAACACGGATAATCTGGATATATCCTCGCTTTGCCACATGTTGGGATCAAGCATCCGTTTTCTTGCCATGTTCGCTCCCTCGCTTAATACGGATAATCTTCGCTGTCTTGTTCTTTATGCTTAATATTTGCAATAAACTCTACTTCATCTGCAACCAGTTCAGTAATTTGGCGGTTACTCCCATCCTGGGTTTGATAACTTCTGGTTTGCATTGTCCCACTCACCCCGACCTTGCTGCCCTTTTGGAGATATTTCGCGCAGCTATCAGCCTGGGCACGCCAGCATACAACTGGAATGAAATCCGCCTGGCGTTCCCCGTTCTTATCGGCAATCCGGCGATTGATCGCCAACGTAAACGTACACACGCTGTGACCACCGTTGGTGGTCCGGATTTCCGGGTCTTTGGTGAGATTCCCAATCATCACAACTTTGTTCATCATTACCCCCACTTTGTATAGATTAGTTTTGATTCATCCCAATCGGGATAGTGTGCTTTTAGATACTCGCGTATGATATTCCCAATGGCCTCTCTCTCAGCCCCTGTGCCGTTGTCAAAGCGTTCATGACATCGGTTCGGGGTTAGTGCTGTACACAGTGTAACGATGTTCTCAGGGATTCCTAGGCCGCCTTTTGAGCGGGGAATGTAGTGGGCGTTGGGCATCACATTGTAGCTGTTCCCGCATACCACACAGCGCCCCCTGTCTCGATTCCATACTTCATCCTTTACCCTCTTTGGAATATCCGTGGCCTTAGACCGCCTGCTTTTCATCCCATAGGCTTTTCATCCTTTCAATCTCATCCGGGGTTCTGGTTTCCAGTCCCAGGCCCTCCGCTTCCTCCACCAGCCAGTCCAACAACCGGCTCATCTCTTTGGTGTCATAGGCGGAGGATCCCTTGTAGGCATGAATGGTGGTAAAATCTTTCGTTGTCCCCATGTCGAAGGCCATCCATCCCAATCCCATCTTCTCCCAGCACTCCATAACGCCTCTTGCGTCGCATTCTGGAACCCATAGCTCCACGAACGCCCCTACCTGTCCAATGGCTTGCCGGTAGATTTCCTCTTTCGTTGCCCGTATGGCTTCCGCAATGGCTTCGCACAATACCCAGCAATAGGCATTGGCATCCATGCTTCGCTTGTTGTAGTGGCGCTTGATCTCCATTCGATACGGCTTGTCCTGTTTGTTGGCAATGAATCTCCTAGCCTCAAAGAAACTTTGAGGCGATAGCCTCAACTGGAGCCATACCTCCCCATGGTCATTCCGTAAGGACGCCTGATCAAAGATCATTCCTCCCATGGCAGCTTCTCTTCTTGGGGAATGTTCCACACCTCTTTGTACATCTTGTCGTACACATCCATGGGAATCTTGTCTTTAGAAACCTTGTATTTCTTCAAAAGGGCCTCATATTTCGCCTTGTCCTCTCCCACCGCCACATATAGGGCCTCTCTCGCATTCACGTCGGCGTACTCAGTCTTGTTGGTGGACTGCTCTTTTGCCCCCTGCTTGGGCTTTGAGCCCTCATTCCTGTTTGGATTTTGATCAGGGGTTCCGGTCAATGTGTCAAGCAGGTCCGTTTCCACGATTTCAAAGGCCGTGGTGTATAAATACCGCCTCTGATAGGTCTCTACCGCCCCTAGGTTCTGCACCTCATGGCATCCCTTCAGGTTGGCCTTGCTCATTGGGCTGGTAAACACAATTCGCTCCTCGGGTTTCTCGCTGTTCACCAAAGTCAAACTCGCCAAATCTTCCGTAAAGGAACAGAATCCCGTCAGTTTCTTTTCCAACATAATTCGGTTGATATGAGGCATGAAGTCAGCCAATTCAAAGTAGTCATACTGGGCAAAGCTGTTTTTGCCGCTCTTTTTCAGATTCATCCCTTGGAGTTCTACCCTTGCCTCCTGCAACTTTTCGTAGATATTCATTTGCACTTCTCCTTGTAATAGCTGCAAAACTCTTTGGCCGCGCAATAATCCTGGCACTTCTTGTCCTCACCAGGGCGAATCTCAATGCTGTCGCCGCCATTGCTCGCCATCCACTGTTCCGCCTCTTCCTGGCTATCTAGCACTCTCAGAGCGGTCTTTCTCCCCTTCTTCATAACGGCGTACTTGTCCCCGCTGTTGAACCGTTCCTCCTGCGTACAGAGCGGCAATCGATCATCCGGCAATTCTCTCGCCCGCTTTACCTCTGCGACCTTCTCTTTTAACCACACTTCGATTTCCTGGAAGTCCCTCTCGGAAAAAGTAAAGTCTACTGGCTGAACCGGGAGTTTGGGATACCCCGCTTTGACCTTGGCGTCCCGTTTATTATGGTCTTTTAAAAATGCCACTACCCTGCCCCGCTTTACCGGGAACCCAGCGTCCTGAAGCATGTAGGCGTAGATCAAAAGCTGCCGCCGCCAGTCCTCATAATTGCCGTAGATGATCTTCCAAACAGAAGCGGTCTTGTAGTCCGTAATCCGCTCTTCTTCCTCGTTGTACAGATCAAACTGCCCGGACAACACAATCCCATCCATTTCCATCTTGAGGCGGGTTTCCTTAATCTCCCGATCTCCCTCCTCCTGTCGTTCCAGGATGGAATGGGTGGCAGTACCAAACAACAGCCAAACCATGTCCGATACATCCCGCTTAATCTCATGGCTATGACGCCGCTCCAGCTCGGTTTCCCGAATGCCCTTTAGAAGAGAAGTCACCCGGTATTCGTTGTTCGCCGTCTCGTACTCATCCCTCTGCGCCATCTGTACAAACGCTTGGGGAAGATTCAGCTCATTGGTGATAATCATTTGCCATCACCTCGAAATGAATTTGGCTAATGCGCTCGTTTAGTCTTCTAACTTCATTTTCCAATCTGTCATTTTCGATTTTTAAAAGCTTATTGTATTCCAGTAAATTATCGAGCAAGTTATCCAATGTTTCCTCTTGTATACCGATCATTGGGCTTTGTTCTCCTCAACACTTGACAGGCTGGCCACCAGCTTTGCTGCTGCAAATTGTTTAAACCCAATCTCTTTCTTCAACGAGTTAGCCAAATCGTCCATTTGCTCTCTTACACAATCGATTACAGTGAGAATTTCATGTGGTGGTGCGCTTACCCATCTGTGAACGGCCAGCTCACCATCCTCGTTATACGAAAAAAGAAGTGTGATTTTTGCGTTTTCGTATTCGTGCTTTTCTCCAGTAATCTGATCTACAATCATTGATTTAAACATGGCGTCCTCCATTTTCTACTCGTTTCAATTTTTCTTTGAGGAAATAAATCTTCATATGACATTGGCACAGCTCTTGTCGATGCCGTTCTTCCATTTCCCGGATTCTCCTTGCATCCCCGGATCGGTACGCTGCAACCACAAGCCCGCCAAACACCGCTCCTACAAATAGCCCCAATGTGAACCCTGTCATAGCTCAATCCCTATTCCGATCAACACTAGAATGAAAGCGGCGACCTTAACTGCTTGGATAGCCTTATCCGCTATACTTCCTTTTCGAACAACAACTTTTTTATTGTTCATGTAAACGCTCTCCTTTACGTATTTTGGAGCTGTGTGTGGTATAATTGTGTTGAGGTGTTTTTATGAGGTTCACAAAAGACGAAAAAGCTTTTCTGGATGCCGTAATCGAAAATCCGCCCGATCTACAAGGACGCTGGTATACCAGAGACTACGTGCGCTCCCTCGTCGCTGATAAAATCAACGCTGCCGCATTTAACGCCATTATTCACGGGCTAGAGATTTCAAAAGCCATTTTCTGGGGCGATAAACAACGCACTGCTTTTGAACTCACAAGCATCGGTCTCGAATACAAAGAACGCGATAAAATGGAGGCCCGGGATAAATGGCGAGAACGCTGTTACGGCTTTTTCTCGGCCATTGCCATTGAGCTGTTGGTATTTCTTATCGTAAAAGTATTTTGATAATAAGAGCCCCAACCAAACTGCCTATGACAAACCAAATTAGAAATCTAAATCCCTTCAACGGATCGTCTTCCATTTCGCACCTTCCTTATGCTCTTTTATAAACACGGCGTCTCCTACTGCCGCTTTCCAAAATTAACACTTGCCAAGCATCTGTTTAGCTTCGCCGTCATAGTCAAAAGACGCGGCTTCTTGGTACATCTGGATAACCCTCGCAAAAGCATTCGCTAACTCGTTCATGTCAAATTGGCTCTTTTTGCTCTTGACCATTACCTTGTCTCCGGTATACTGGACAACAAACTCTGTGGTCATTTCAAATGTGTCCATGGTTCTCCACTTCCCCCGCCTGAATGTCTTCCTCGCCGCAAAGAAAGGCGATTGA